CGAGGCTCAGTTTGTGCGTCTCGACGCGCTCAAGGAGCTTGCTACTCAGTGTCGCAAGATGCCTGAGTACTGGCTCAAGTCTAAGCGTGCGGTCACCCGATTTATCGCTCATGCCGAGGGCGGTTCTCACGACCACGCCTGTGACATCTGCGACGAGGAGACCCTGTGCCGCAACGGGGACTGTGCCCCTGATGACCGGGGTCTTTTCCTGTGCCCTGGCTGTGGCAAAGGGGGCGGCGATGAGTAAGTTGACGGTACGTCAAGAGGCCGAGCGAGAAGCCGAGATCGACCAGATGGCTGACCGCATCGAGAACCTACTCGACGCGCGAGAGAAGGCGATACTCGCTCTGTGCGTCCATCACACCTATCTCACAGACATGAAGCGCGAGCACCAGCGGCTGGTGGATGAGCTTGAGGCCCTGCGGGGAGGTGAGTGATGCAGATCTCCCTTCCTCTCGTGCCTATGCGCGTTCGCAACCTGCCTGAGCCGGCCCCGGAGCCGGCTCAGGCACACGACCCTTCCATCTGCGGGGATTGTGGGCGACGCTCCGTCATCAAGTACAACCGGTGGTACTGCGCCGCCTGCGAATCAAAGGGATAGCCATGAAGGCAATCGACGCGACAGTTCTAGAGGCTCTTGAGAGCCGATACCGAATCAGGCACACCGTGGTGTGGTGCAACATCACTGGTGGACCTGCTGACCGATGGGTTCTCCACCACAAGGGGACAGCCATCAGTAGCCATGAGTCTTACAGCAATGCCGTGGGCCGTATTGCCGAGCTCCTTACACCCTTCTAGGCCCAACCAAGGAAACTATGTCTTTCATTAGCGCCCAAGCCACCACGACTCGCAATGCGAACGTGGACCGGCTCAAAGTTCTAGTCTACGGCCCCGCTGGGGTCGGCAAGACTTTTCTCGCGTCCACCACGCCCATCCCTGAGCACACGCTTGTCGTGAGCGCAGAGGCTGGGCTCCTGACGCTCAACCAGTTTGACCTCACCGCTGTGGAGATCACAAACCTCGGCGAGGTCAACGCCGTGCTGCAAGACCTGGCGTCAGGAACCTACCCTTTTTCGTGGGTGATCCTCGACTCCCTGTCTGAGATTTGTGAGGTCTGCCTTCAGCATGAGATGCAGAACTCTCGTGACCCTCGTCAGGCTTACGGTGAGTTGGCCAACCGCATGACCTCTTTCGTGCGTGCGGTTCGCGCTCTGCCGATCAACGTCGTCATGACGTGCAAGCTTGATCGCGACGACAAGTCCGTCGACGCGTTCATGATGCCCGGGCTCCCGGGCAACGTCCTCAAGAAGGACGTGCCGCACTTCTTCGACTTCGTGTTCCCTCTCCGCACGTTCAGTGACGACGAGGGCAACGTTCGCCGAGCCTTCCAGACCCAGCCCTCTGAGGGGTACGTGGCAAAGAGCCGCGTTGGGCACCTCGATACTTTTATCGAGGCCAACCTCACCACCTTGTACAACGCTGTAATCGGAGAGTAACGATGGAACGCACTTTCAATTTCGATGCTGAGGACGCGCCGCGCGCTAACAACGACTTCCAACCCTTGGCTCCTGGCACCTACCCCGGGCGCATTGCCGAGTCTGCTTATGAACTCACGAAGACTGAGGTCATTGTGAACTCTGCTGGTGAGTACGTGCGCCGAGTTCGTCTCTACGATGAGCGCGGTGGGTATTCTGACGAGCCTATCACCCAGCAGGAGACCGCTTCTGGGCACCGCGTGTCCAATAGTGGGGCCTACATCTACATGAAGCTCAAGTGTGACGTGGAGGGCCTACAGTGGCCCAAGACGGTGATCCTACGCATCAACGTCCAGAACCTCATCTCTGACCCGTGGAGTGGGCGCAAGCTCTTCAAGCAGTTGGGCAAGGCTGTGGGCATGAGCGGTGAGTTCGTTTGGCCTGAGTTTGGAAACCCCATCTCGGCTCTCCACGACAAGCCGTTCCTTGTGGAGCTTGGCGTGAAGAAGAACCGCAAGACGGGCAAGCCTGAGAACGATGTCATTGCGTTCGCTCCCGTTGCCGCCAGGCCTCAGCAGGCTGCCCCTCCTATCTGGTCGGGGAAGGCCGAGGTGGTGGACCGCATGGGTACCGGTGCCCCTGCTGCCAAGGCTCCCTTCGCTGACGACGATTTCATGTTCTAGTCTGCGACTGCCAGAGCACCCGCTACCCGGGTGCTCTGGCCTTTTTTTTGTTTCAAGGAGGTTGATATGAGTATTGGGCACGCTGTTGTGATCGCCAATGCGAGTGAGATGAGTGAGAAGGAGTGGCAAGACCTGCGGCACAAGTCGATTGGGTCTTCCGACGCTGCTGCTGTGCTTGGGATGGGGCGCTACGGCTCTCCTATCGAAGTCTGGGAGACCAAGACAGGTCGAAGCACACGAGAGATGAACTTCGCCATGTCCCTTGGGCACAAGATGGAGCCGGTCATTCTCGACCTTGCTGCCGACGAGCTCCGCATGGAGGTGGCCAAGCCCGACCTCGTGCTGGCTCACCCGGACCACCCTGAGATGACCTGCAACCTCGATGGGTACGCCACCAACCCCTATGGGGAGGTGGCGATTGTCGAGGCCAAGCACGCGGGCTCTTACCTCAAGAGCCAGTTGGAGACGTGGGAGCAGGAGGGCATCCCTGATACGGGTAGCGCGTGTGAGGGCTGGTGGGTTCAGATTCAGTACCAGATGGCCATCACCGGGATCGACCAGGCATATCTTGCTGCGCTGTGTGACAAGAAGTTCTTCGTCATCCCCGTTCCTGCTGTGCCGTCGTTCATCAAGACCATGGGTCAAGACATCCCTGAGTGGTTCCAAACCTACATTGCGGGTGATGTTATGCCTGCGGTTACGGGTAAGGATTCTGACTACGTCGATCGGACGTATGCAGACACCGACTACTCTGCCGAGCCTCGTGACATGGCTGCTGTGAAGGATGACATCATCCGTGCTCGCACCATCAAGCTTGAGATCCGAAAGCTCAAGGAGGCCCTCACCCTTCACGATGTGAGGATCAAGGCAGAGCTTGGCCACGCATCCCAAGGCATGCTGGGTGATGATGTGGTCGTGAAGAGCAAAGAGGTGGAGCGTGTCAGCATCGACACAAAGAAGCTCAGGGCTGAGTACCCTGCCATCGCAGAGCTTTGCTCCAAGACCTCAACGTCGCGCCGCTACACCTACTAGGTTACCCTAGCGGTTTGCTGACGTGCGATGAGCGTCAGCGAGGCCCCCGGCAGCTACCCCTCCAGAGGTTGCCGGGGGCCTAGTTTTTTCCGAACAGCAGCGCCACAACGGTAGCCGTGGTTACCAGTACGCCTGCCCCGAACCCCATGGCCGGTGAGTCCCACCACGGTCTCACCTCCACTCTAGAGAGTTCGTCTACTAAACGCTCGCACCTGTGTACGTGGAACTTGAGCGCCCCTAACTCCCTCTCGTGGGAGTCAGAGAGCACACCAACCGTCCCCTCGCACTTGGCGAGCTCGGACTCAGCCCTCGGCAGGCTGACGTTTAGGCACTGGATTGACTCGGTCGCGTCCATGAGTGGGAGCAGAACCCCAGAGCACGGGGCTTCTTCGCCAGCCTCTACGGAGAAAGCTTCAGCGCACGGGGTGGAGATAGTCAGAGCCGCCAGAAGGAGCGCCGACGTCAAAGCACGAGGTCTTCGTCGTCGTCTTCATCAACCAGTTGCTTGCGTAGCGATTCGATCTCCTTCTGAAGCTCCAGCGCAGCACTCATGCGCGCGCTTGGGTCAGCCCCGGTTCGCGTGCTTGCTACGGTCAAGTTGCGATCAAAGGAAGGCCTTGGGGCAGCCTTGGGGTCGCTCTTTACCATGCCGCCCATGATGTACGCAGTGATGTCCTCTGGTGACATACCAAGGTACTCTGCGGACCATCCTTGGGGAGTGGGTTCCCGCACGTCGATCGTGCCGGTCTTCTTAGACTTGAAACGCTCCACCTGGCACCTCTGCGTCAATGGGTGGCATCTCTTCCGTATCCATGTCCATGTCCATGGGTTGCCCTGCCGACTGCCAGAAGGCGACGAAGTCTCCCTTCATCTCGTCGGGGAGTTCTTCCATGAGCATCTCGACAGCAGCCTTGAGCCGGTCGGGGTTCTCAACATCGTAGGGAAGCTCGATGGCTCCTCCCTCTGTCATTACTTCAGGCATCTGCTGGCTCCTAGTAGAAGACTGCGACAGACGCTGTGCCTGTCGTGCTGTAGGTGACTGCGTTAGCCGGGTTGGGCTGTGCAATGATGCCAAGGTACAGCGCGTTGCCTGGGCTGATAACAACCCCTCGTGCTGCTCCGCTGGCTGCGGTTACGCTGTTGACGTAGACCGTGGCGCTAGCGTGGTCATTGCTAATCAGCAGGCCTGTGGGCTGCATGGAGAGGCGGGGATCGTTGGCACCGAACTCAGCGAGTATTTCCGCGTTGATGTTAGCGAGGATGTCATCGCCGCTTCCTGCCGTTGCGGCGAGCTCGATAACGGTGAAGTTGCCGTTGACAGCAGGCAGGTTCACAATCTGTGCGACATTCGTAGGGCGAGTCATGATGGTTCCTTAGTCTTCTGGTGCTTGCCACGCGGCGGTGGACATTAGCAGGATGGCGTCGGGGTGTGATATGCAGCCCTCGAAGGGCTCGGTGAATTTGAGAATGGCCTTGG